ACCAGCGAACGTCGAGGTTTCCGAGTTTCACTCAATTTTGAGTGTAGCACCAATATTCGGTAGAGAGAATAATTCGGGTGGGGTTACGGGGGTGAGAAGTGGTAAGCACGCTTACCACTCAGAGCACAAACCCTTTGACTTTAGGTCGGATTGCTAGTTCGGCGGCGAGCCCCAAAGCGAGGATTACGGATATGAGCGGCGAAGCGTCGACGGTCATCGGCTTACGGGTGATAACCCACAGTCCTTCACCGAGCGACTTCCTAACAGCCCCCTCTACTGCGGCTTCCAATTCGGGGATCTTCTCCATGACTATCGACCCGGTCCTCAACCCGTCGTAGTAGTTACCAGTGTCAGCGGCAAAATCTCGAGGGCGTCGATCGACCAGGGGGATATTCCGACCGTCGGCAACCTTGGCTAGTTGGGCTTGGAGCTGGCGGGCGGGGCCTCCGAAGTCGGCAACTATCGCCTCTACCTGTCGGGCCTGGCATAGTTCGTCTACCGAGTCGGGCACCCAATTGGGGGACCCGAACCTCCATTCGATGACCCGACCAGCGGTCTTGCCTTCGGTGGTCAGGTGTCCCGAAGCGATCGAAGCGCCGGCCGGATTGTCGTTCACGTCGACGGCTAGCGCCATAGTCGTAGGCGGGTCCATAACAACCCAGGCGGCGGTCAGCCATTCATCGGGGAACAGTGAGACTAGAGACCGGGTGGTGAGATTCCCGAACGCTCGGATAACCCCGGACGGCCCTTCGTTCGGATCGGCCAGCATATCGTCTATCGCCGACTGGATACCCCGATTGTCGACCGTGTGACCTAGAGCGGGCATCCAATCCTCCCACTGTTTCGAGTCCATAACCGCGTCCTCCGACGGGGCCGAATACTCGATGTAGGCCAGGTCCGAATCGGGAGTCTCGGTCGAATCCCGACCCCGAGCTACCCAACCGTTCCAGACCGTCGAGTCGACCGTCCCCATAGTCGAAATGACCAGTAGTTGAGAGTGCGGCCGGGCGATCATCGCCGGACGGACCCCGCCGATAACATGCGACTGGATAGCCCATCCTTCGTCTATCAGCATGAAGTCGATCGAGTCGCCATGCCCGCCACCGTCGGTCGGCGATATGGGCTTGTAGCTTGACCGGTTCGGCCAATAAACTGCTTCATTCCCAATTCCCCGGTTGGTTTTCACCGACGTTCCAATCGCGTCCCCGAGAGCTACAACATGCTTCGCGGCATACCCCCGAGTCTGAGCCGTCCCGTAGAGCTCCAGGCCCGGGTCGGTCTCAGCCTTCGCCTTCATCGAGGAACGGCTAAGCACCGTCTTACCCTGCTGGCGGCAGACAGAAGCCACCACAGTCTTAAACCTCGGGAGCGGCCGAGGCGGGTCACAACACGCACACAACTCGGACACCAACTCCCCGATCAGCCGACCAGCACGGTTCTGCCAGGGCATCAGCGGAGTGCCCAACGACACAGCGGCAGCCTCGATCAGCGGAAACCAAGACCCGGCCTTCGGGTCCCCCCGAGTCTCATAACGGGGCGAAGCCCGATTAACAGCCATCAGACTTACACCGTATATCTAAAAGAAAATGGGTGGGCAGGCTCGCCGGGCGGGTGGTGTCAAAGGAACGGGGGGGACAGGGCGGGGCGAAATTGGGAATCATCATATTCGTGCTCGGTATGAGAGACGTAGCTTTGATCCTTGACGGTAGTTGCAGGTCTTGTGTGCGGGCACCCAGTTACCTGGATCATTCGATCCTCCACGCTTGAGAGGAATACGATGGTGGACACTGTTGGAACCGGGCAGTCCGCATATCTGGCAGTTTGGACCGTTGGCTATCACCCAGGCTCTATACCGTTTGTATGCGGAAGCGTTGTAGGGGTTAGGCGGCATAGTCTATGTTTCGGGTTGTGGTTGTCATCCCAGGGTAATCCTCATGTTCGGGTGGTGGGTGGTTCCCTTCCCCTGTCAAGCATATGGAACACTTAACAGAGGGGGAATAGGGCTTCGGTATGGAGCCAGGTCGTCGTAGCGGTTTCGGGGTCGAGGCAAGGTTAGAACTCATGCTCGATCGTTACCGTCCTCTGCAACGCTTCCGCCAACCGGGTATTAGTCGGTCGGCTAGGGCCGGGATATGTGGGAACATCTTGGCGTCTTGGACCGTCCGGGCCTACCTTGACCGGTCCAGTGTTTCCACTCGGAGTCGCAATGTTGGTTACCGGGTTAGCTCCCGAGGGGCGGAGAGTTGCGACTGTAAGCCGTCAATCTCGGATACTTCCGGGTAGTATCGACCCTAAGGTTGGACGCCTCACACTTCGAGGGGGGGATCTTGACAGGTCCCCCCCTCGGTGTTAGCGCGTTACTCCTATACGCCTTCCTTCCCCGGACAGTTCCCGCAAGTCGTTAGATTCGTTGACGTGGAAATCTTGGATTCCGTGTGTGGAATCCTCCTTAGCTTCGGTGCGCCTCTGGACGGCCCTATAGAGGGCCTGTCGGGCCATTTCGAGGGCTTCCAGTGAAGGGTTCATGCGGCCACCTGAGCGAACGCACCAGTGAGGAACACGACGGTCCAGTAGACCACTAGGGCTCTACGTGACAATCTCACGATGTCCTCCGCTTGTATGCGATGGTCTGGCGGGCGGTGGCCGAACGGTCGAGCTGGCCCGAACGGTGGAGGTTGAGGCATACCGTCTGCACCTTGTTCAAGCTCACGGCCTGGTCATACGTGTAGGGACCCGGTCCGAACACTGACCGGACAATTTCCCGGCCGGTCATCCAGTCAGGGCCGATATGGGTGAGAATGTCTCGGGCTAGGCCGGTGACTCCCCCTTGAATGTCGAAGTCGCGGCTAGCGGCCTTGTGAGACGATTCGGGGTCGAGATCCCTGGCGGCTAGTGCCAGACCGAGACGGTTGGGCTTCCATGCGACTTCTCGGCCTTTGAAGGTGCCGGAGTGGGTCGAATGCTCGCCATGACGTTGGCATGACACTTCGAGAGTCGGGTGAAAGTCGGTGCAGGCATCCCCATTGAAGAGGTCCGCTTGGTGGAGGTGTGGTGTTGCGAGCATTGGATAGCTTCCTTGTTCGGCGATCCGGTGTAGCCCCGGTTGTGACCATCCTACAAGTATTACCCGGGAAAGTGAGTAAACGATCTTCGGGCGGCCCGGCGTCGGCCTGGATAGGTTCCGACCCAACCAGGGACCAGGACGCCGGGCCTGGTCAGACTACAGACCCTAGAAAACTGTTGCAGCCCCCTTGCCAGGTCGGTAGGTTTACGGGTGTTCCGACCCAATCGAAAGGGGACCGTCTCGTGAGAGACCACGACATAGCGCCGGCCGACAGGCTCATAGCAGCCCTACGCGCCCTAAGCGACAACGAACTGATAGCAGTCTGCCAACCCTTCGCCGACATAGCCGAAGCCATATACGTGGCGGGGCTCAAAGGTCATCACCGACCACTAGCGACGGTCATCAGGACCGAGCGAGGCAACCCGAGAGCGATCGAGTTTTTGGAGTCGGTCGGAATGTGGGTCCTGGCCGAACTCAACCATCGAGACGAAGTCCTGGAAGTCTTGGACGGTGCGTCGTGAGGGGCGAACGACCAGTCCGGCGTCTGCGTAGCGACGAAGTGCACACTCTCGAAAATCTGGCGCTCCGCGAGTCGCTAGGACAGGGCAACATAGACGAACTGGCCCGGTTGATCGAGGCGGCCGAGGATCGAGGGTTGCACGCGCTTCTACTAGCAGCGGTCGACCCGCTAGTCCGACAGGGGATCGCCATTATCCGAGGGGCGTTAGCCTAAGCCAACGGGAGAGGCCCCCGGTTTCCCGAGGGCCGATTCCCGCTACATTCGGGGTGCTATCCAAAAACCCCTCTCAATGTCAGGGACACCACATCCCCTTCGTTGATACCTGGATCGTAGTCGATCTGCACGTTGTCGTCAATTGCGACAATTTCAAGTGTCGCGGGTCATTCGGAGATACGCTTTCAACGTTCCCGGATCTTGGATTCGTAGTATCTCTGTCCAGCGTTGCCGGTTCACGTCGCGGGCCTTCCAGTAAGGGTGTTGGTAGTCCTTCCGAGGGTGATGCATGTTCAACAGGTGGCCCGCCACGCGTTCCCGAGGTCCAAAGAACACTTCGGCACAGTGGACAAAGGCGGTGTCCTCGAACCCGTAACCCACGAACCTCTCGTCAAACCCTCCGACTTCGTCCCACAGTTCCCGGGTGATGATCGACGGTCCACCGAACAACAGCTTGCCGGTGTCCTCGGTCTGGTTGCGGAACTTCCCCAGGTGGACCCGTGACCTGTCCGGGTCACTGAGAAGCATCGTGTTGTTGTGTAAGGCCATCGTCTCGGCCGGGTCCAATGTGGTGGACGTGTCGTTGAGCACGACGAACACCGACCCCGGACGGCCTGGCCGGTCCATACGATCGAGGGCCAGTTCCAGCGAAGCGAGCGGGTCGACCAGAACGAAGTCGGCAGCCCACCGGATCAGGTAGTCCCAATCTCCGGCCTTGTCCGCCAGCCGGTTCCAGGTGCGGGCGATCGAAAACGGTTCGTCTCCCGAGTCGCCGACGATGAACTCGATTCCGAGGGTTTGGAGCTGCGTGTAGACCACGTCGAAGTTATTGTGTCGCCATCCCCCCTTGTCGTCTCGGTAGGGCACGACGATTACCGGTCTCAATCTATCTCCCACGGACTCGGTCGCCAGTAGCGGTTACGTAGTTGGACTCCGACCGATCCTGTCCTCCATGCGGCCGGGCCGGTCGACACGTAAGTCCATTCCGGTGGGAAGGTCCCCGACGACTTGGACACCTTGCAGTCTCGGATTAGCACCGGCTCGATGTCAGTGACGGCCAGGTAGAGGGCTCGGAAGTGTCCTAGCTCATGGTCGGGGTAGTCGGTTTCGATCCGGCCGACCAGGTCTTTCAGCCGGGCCTTCTCCAACGGCATCGGAACGTGGAGGTCGAGACACGGTGGATTGTCATATCCCCACGCTCGGAGAATGTCCCGTTGGGCGGCCATACCAGCCAGGAATCCCCGACGGTGCTCTAGGCCAGCGTTCGGATCGCGTGAGGCTAGATAGTCGTCGAACAGGGTGTCCCGGGCGAGTAGGGGAACCTCGGCGATGTTCTGGGTCACAAAGAAATCGTCATTGCACCAGTAGAACGATTCGGCAATGTCACTCTCGAGAGTTGCTTTCAGATTGCGGCCCATGTTCACCCATTGCGGGCCGTCCTGGTCGACGGGCAACGCTTCGGCCCCGAGCCATTTGGGGACCACTCCGGCAACGTAGAGCCGGTCGAAGGGGAGATGATGCCATAACGATCGGATCGACCAGCGGAGCACGTCGGGCACCGGTGGCCGAGGTCCGACACAGTAGACGACATCAACCATGACGACGTTGGTGTGTGGCTAGTCCCGCTTTGGTCTTGGCGTTGAAGCCACAGCGACAGGTCAGCCGGTCCGGTGCGGGGAGTAGGTCGACGCGGCGCCAGACCAGTCGGCCGGCGTCCTTGAATCCGAGGGTTCCCGGTGGCAGCCCCCGGTATCTGGACATCATCAGATCGTCGTCGGTCATGCCGATGTATTCGGCGGCCTCGGACAGTGTCAGAATCGGATTAGTGGCGGTTCGGCTCACGGGAGTCTCCTATCTCCATTGTCCGGGCCTGGTAGTGCCAGACCATCGAAAGAAACGGCTTAGAACGGCTCCTACAGTCATGGTCAACCGGCCCAAACCTGAGTTAGTGCGGCTACAGCCCCACCACCGGTCAACGACCCGCCCACGGCGGCACCCAAGACCACATATTTCATTCGGGTGAGTTGAGCGGCGTTCGCCTGGGAGGTTTTCGCGGTCGACGTGAGCACACCGATAATGCCCGGGTGGAGGTCGGTTCCGTTGCCACGGACCAGCCCGTCGAGGCTTTTGAAACCGGCTTGTAGTTCTCTCAGTTGGTCTAATTGTTCTTCGGGTGTCAATTGGTCTCCCCCTTACGTTTTGATTCTGAAATGGAGTGCGGCTCCGGCCTGGATGGTCGAACCCGACCCGGTGTTCCCGGTGCCCGACGCCCCGGTGTTGCCGGTGCCCGACGCGGCAGCGGTCCCGGAAACCCCGTGAGTGTGAGAACTACTAGACACGGTGTCGATCACTCCACCGTCGTATTCGTCTACGTCGTTGGTGCCACTTGGGCCTAACGTCGTCCCCGACAGGCTATGAGTGTGAGACGGCCCGGTGTGAGTGTGTGACGGCCCGGTGTGAGTGTGGGTGTCAGCTCCGAACGTCCCACCGAGAGCGTTGCCGGTGCCCGAGGCGGCGACCCCCCGAGGAACGCGGCCTCTCAGGTCGGGAACGTTGAAGGTCGTTTCCCCGTCGCCGACCCCCCAAGGACTTCCGGTCCCCCCGAGATAGGTGAACAGCGAAGCGTAGGTAGTCCTCGATACGGCCTGGCCGTTACATACCAGCCAGCCAGTCGGCACGGTCGCGCCGGCCTGCATCTCAACGGTTCCCACCGGAGCGCCTACATGACGCCAGGACCCCGAGTAGTAGATGTCGAGGTCTCCGGTGTCCTCCATGAAGGCAAGGTCCCCCTCGGTCGGCGACCCGTTCTCAGAAGTGCGGGTGGTCACGTCGTTATACCGTTGGGCAGTCCGGTCTCGGATCGCGTTCCCCCATTCCACTTCGATAGTTTCACTTGTGACAACGTCGGGCATCTCGGGCATTAGGAACTCCTATTCATAGGTCGAGTTGTAAAGGTTGAGCACGTCAGCGTCGGATAGCACCCGGTCGTAGACGACCAGTTCGGCCAGGTCCCCATCGAAGTAGAGGTCCGCATTAGTGGCCCGGCGTCCGACGTTCACGGCTCGGGATTCAGCGGCGGGTAGGTAGGTGTAGGGGCCTCGGGTCGAGTCGGGTTGACCGTTGATATAGAACCGGATCGTCCGGGTGGTCGGTGTCCACTGGACAGTGACGACAAGGTGAGACCATTCGTCGGCCGGGGTGACCCCGTTGGGAAACGCGATCGACCCGGCACTATTCGCCGGATAGAAACTAACGTCCTGGTCGGGTGGGTAGTAATACAGTTCGTAGAGCGGGGTTGTCCCCCGAGCGGTAATGATCGCGTCCTCGGTGCCTCCGTCGTCGTGTGGCCTGAACCAGGCTTCGATCGACATATCGGCGAACAGCTCTAATCCGGTCTCATTGTCGACGGTGGCGAAGTCGTTAGACCCGTCGAGGGTGACCAGCCCGGTCCCGTTCGGGCCTCCCGTTCCGACCAGGGCAGCCCCACCAGACCATGACAGTGTGTGACTGTTCCCCGACTCGTCGTCGGTGGTGGTCCCCGATGTCTCCCGGAACTGCCACCAGGCTACCGGGGAGAGGCGGAGCACTAGCAGCTCCCGACCCGACAGGAAATTGATCTGCGCGTCGTCCAACCGGAAGGTCACGGTCCAATCGTCGGGGGTTATCTCATGGTGCAATCCCATCAGGTTCACCAGGCGGTCATAGCCCCAACCCTGGCCTGTCTGAACCCGGACCGACAACAGGTCTCCGAGTTGGCTATCCCAAAACAGCCGGTTCAGATCCTCATTGTCGGGGTCGGCGTTGGGGGTGATGGTCACCGCGTCCAACCTGATACGGGAGTCTTTAAACACGGTCAGATAACGCTCGGCCAGGGCGAGCACTTCGGCGTCGGTGTTGTTCTGAAAGTCGGTGCGGGGATACGACCGAATGTCGTAGAGGGCCTGCGATGCAGGGTCGTTGACTGACTGCATGGTCGACCCGATCCGAGCGAATCGAACCTGGTTGATTACTCGGGCTATCTCCCATGACGTTTGAATGTCGACCACGTTGGCGGCGTTGGCCCCTTCGGGCACTTCCTCATATCCGAGGTAGCCTTGAATCTCGGTGGGTCGAGTGTCCACTATCAGCCAGTCCCGAGCTTTGAACGTGGCCTTACCGTCCTTCGAGCAGAAGAACGCGCCCCCTTCCGCGTCGGCGGCGGTCTGACATTCCTCCAAGGTGGATTGAGCGAGGAACGACGACTGCATAGAGTGTTCCCCCTCTTGAATGTCCCGGAGCTCTACCGGCCAGTCCATACGATCGAGGGCGGCGTCTACCCGGTCGTGAGTGTCCTCTACCCCGGTGGGTGTTTCCAGGGCGGGCGGGTTGTGGTCCGACCATTGAGCGGTGAAATCGGTGCAAGGCAGGGTCACTTCGACATCGAACGCAGCATCCGAGAAGGCGTCGAATGAGGCGTCTATCTCCCCGAAGAACAGATATTCGGCGGTCAGAGGATCGTCGGGGTCGGGGTAGGCGACGACACGTAGGCGGCGTCCCGGGCGGAACGGTAGATGCCACGGTGAGGGGACCCCGGAGTCGGGAGTGAACACCCCGGTCGAATTGTCGAGCCGTATCGAGGCGGTGCCAGCTCGGAACCGTTCCCCCCAACGGTCGGCCCCCTGGTCGATCATCACGCCTAGCACGTAATGGGTTATGTCGTTCCAGTCGGGATTCTCCGAACCCCAGGTCGATTCGCCCCAGGTGCCCACGTCCCACAGTCCGAACGTGGACCCGGCCAGGCCGGTGTCTATCTCGATCCGAACGTCTACAGGGCCTCCGAAGGTGCGGAGAATCTGACCGGGGATAGGTGCGGTAATCATCAGTAGAGCAGCGCAATCACTAGTAGCCCTTGTCCGCCAGCACCCCCGGCTTTGGCTGTTCCTTGGTTGGCGTTGTTGTTGCCCCCCGAACCTCCGGCCCCGTAATTGTCGGCGGCTTCACCAGCCTGGTTGGTCGAGGTGCTAACGGCCCCAGGTCCCCAATGGGACGGGGCGCCAGTTCCCCCGAGTGCCCCGACAAAGGTGATACCCCTGAACCCCCTCTGGCCGTATTCACCAATATCTCCAACCCCGGGGGAACCCTTGGCCCCACCGATACCTCCATAGCCCGGTGTGGGCGTAACAGCGGCCTGTCCTCCCGCACCGCCACCACCAGTAGCCGAACAGAGCGATGGAGAGCCGAACGTGGTGGCTCCCCCGGTGCTTCCAGAGTTGGCCCCAGCGGTAGCACCGGCGCCACCAGCACCGACCGAGTATGGGATCGACTCGTCTAGGTCCGACACCAGCAGCAGCTTTCGAGACCAACCCCCCGAGCCTCCGCCACCGCCCGAGGCGGCCTGTCCTGACCCCGTAAGGGCAACTCCACCGCCACCACCGCCAGCGGCCTGGCAATCGACAATGATGGTTCTGAGCCCTGGATACTCGGGGTAGTCGAAGTCTCCAGCGCCGGTGGTCGTTATGTAGAGGATGTCCCCGAGACTCAACCCGAGGTAGAGGGCACTACCCCCTAGAGCGTTGCCCGGGTAGATAGCGTCCACGTCATCCCCTTACTCTCAGGGGAAGCGCCCCGTTCTGACGTTGGTAGCGTTGGAGGGCTTCCAGGACGGCCTTACCGATCGCGTTCGGATCGGACCCGAGCCCGGCGTGAATGGTCAGGTAGACATCTCCCCCCGACCCCGACCCGTTGCCCCCTCGATCCTCGGAACGGTTCTGATTCACGAACCCGTTAGACGACGGGGTGAAAGTCTCGGTGTCTTCCTCATTCACTTCGTAGGTGTTGCCCTTGAGCACGAACCCGCCACCGGCTCGGCCTGGAACACGTCCGGGGTTCCCCTTCGACACGTTGTTAACGGTGATCGTGTGAGTGACCTTGCGGGGGGTGAACAGAATGTCATATTGGGCGGCTAGCAGCTCGGCCTGGTCTCGGGTCAGTCCGAGGGCTATCTGTTGGTTGACGAACTCCTCCCGGGTGAGACCCCCCTGTTCGACCAGTCGCATTTCAGCGTCCCGTAGATCCATGTTCGCGCCGGACAAATCCTCGAGAGCGGCCAAGTGCTCGGGGGACCCGTCACCGAACTCGGCCGAGGCGTCGTTAACGGCCTTCTGAGCGGCGGCCTGGTCGTCTATCGCCCCCTTCACCGCGTAGGTAGCGTCGGTCTGTTCCCGTAGAACGTCGAAGGCTTCCCGGGCCAGTTCGATACCGGTGGCGGTCTCCCGGTTCAAATCCTCTTGAGCTTCGGTCTGTTCCTCGGTGACATCGGTTAGTGCCCGGGTCCGAGCGTTGACTATCTCAATGTTGTCGGCGAACTGAGATGTCCGGCCGATAGCCTCGGTGGTTTTCTTGGTCCCTTCGTTGGTGGCGTCGGCCCACTCCATGATCGTGTCGCGTATCTCGGGTCCCAGGCCGGCCGTCCAATATGCCCACAGGTCCCCGAGCATCCCCCACTTATCCCCGGCTTCCTCGGCGGCTTCGGCGTTGCCTTCCATTTTGGAAGTGACAGCACCGAGCAGGGTGGCTATGTCGGTGAGGATCGGAATAGAGTCGGCCTGTAGCTCTTGCCACTTGGCATACAGCGGGGCGAGCGATTCTCCGAGTAGCGCCTTCTGGTTTTCCAGCTCAGCGTTGAGACGTTCGGTTCGTCCTGCGATAGTCTCGGCTTCACGGCCGAACTGACCAGCGGTCTTGGCGGTCTGCTCATAGAGAATGTCGAGGGCGGCCATTGCCTTGTCGTTCTTGTCCAGCTCGGCAGCGGTCCCCTTGAGACCCATCTCCAACGCTCGGGCGTTTATGTCGGCGACCTTCATCGACACGCCATAGCGTTCGATCGGGTTGGTCTCCCCCCGGAGCAGCGAGCCGATAGCCCCGACCGCGTCGGAGACTGGACCCCCGAACGTGGCAGCCATGTCCGACGCCTTCTCCACCAGGTTGACGGTCTTGTCAGCAGCGACATCCGACTCGAAACCTTGAGCCTGGAGCATGGACCCGATCAGGGCAGCGGACTCCTGATACTTGGCGGCTGAGAGACCTACCGCATCGGCAGCACCCTCAGCGTGCTTCTTGATCTTCTCGGCGGAAGCTCCGAACACCGATTCGACGGCCCCGGTCGACTGTTCCAAATCTGAGAAGGCCCGGATCGAATCCCCGACAAACGCTTTAACAGCGCCGAGGGCCTGAACAGCCAGGTAGCCTTTGACCAGGTTGGCGGCCTTCCCGGTCAGCTTCTCGAATGAGGTAGTCGCGCTCTCGGCGTCCCGGAATCCGGCTTTGAACCGTTGAGCGTCGGCTAGCAGAGTGGCGCGGACGACATTGGAAGCCATCAGCCAGCCTCCACTAGTTGACCGTTCAGCCAGGCGGTGAGCAGGGGGACCACGGCCTCGAAATGAGGCTTGCCCCACTCGCGGCCTCGGGCCAGTTTCACGAACAGGAACACGGCCACCGAGAAGGGCGACGGGTCGCCTAGCTTGGTCTCCCCGATCAGTAGGTTGATCGCGGCCACCTCGGTCGGGGTGAGGTCTGAGAAGTCCATGAAGGCTTCGTCTATCTCGATCAGTTCCCCGTCGACATCGAGGATCAGGGCGTCACTCATGGGAGTCGGGTGCCCCAACTGTCGAGAGTGAGCAGCCATGAAGCCAGGACGTGAGGGGCGAACAGGTAGAGCACCAGGACGACGACGAAGGCCACCACCATTCCGATGATGTAGTGACGGCCGGTCACGAGTCCACCCATACCGAGTCGATGTAGTCGCCTAGCTTCTTCTCGTAGAGGGCTAACGACTGGCCGATCCGTTCGTTTATGGCTTCGGTCAGGAACAGGTCGGGCGCGATGTTGTGCCCGGGCCAGCCCCAATGTTGGACCGGGTAGTAGACCTTGTTGCCGGTCTGGACCCGGGCCATCCTGGTAGTTCCAGCAGCCTTGATCGACCCGGCCATCGCACCCGACTTGTTCCGAGCCTTAGACCGGGCAAGGGCGGCGACAGGCTCCGCTATCTCGGTGTGGATCTTCTTCATCCCTTTGGGGAGGTCTCGATCCACCTTCCTCAGATTGCGGTTGAGAAGGGCGAGCCCTTCAATACGAATCTCGGCACTATCAGCCATTCCGACTATGAGCTACCCGGAGCGGTGTAGGCGGGTTCACCGGTTCCCATCCCGTCGACCGAGATAGTCCACTGTCCGTCGGCGTTGCCTTCCAGGTTGAGTGCGGTCAGCACGCAGAAGCCGTTGTAGAGCCCGGCGTCAGTAGCGGCCGACCCTTCGCCTACTTGGAGGGCGAAGTCGACCGCGGCCTGAGAGTCGAAGGCTTCCTGCAATTCTCCGAGAGCGGTGGGGGTTACCGACCCGTTAGCCGAGAAGGTGAAGTCCCGTTGCCCACCGAGAGCGAAACCCCAGGCCGACCCGAAGGTCTTTTTGGGCAGTCCCGACCGTGACTGGTTGAGTCGGGTCACATGCAGAATTGACGACTGATTGTCCGAGTTGATCGTGATGGTTCCCAGGTAGCCGGGAATGAACGGGGGTGTGGGGTCAGGCATCTAAGCCTCACTTTCTGTATAGGTGCCCGGCTCGTAAGCCAGGCGTATGGAGTTGATCGAAACGACTTGAGAAGTGTTCTGGTTGTTGGGCAGAGTGCGAGGTCCCGAGGCTTGAATCCAATGGGCTCCCACCGATATGGCAGCCTTCCGAACCCTCAACGACAGGTTGCGCATTTGGGCGATCCCCCCTTGGGCGTCCTTCAACGACACGGCTACTAGGACATCCCAATTCTCATTCATCAGGGTCATAGTGCCCGGCTCGATGAACGGGTCTCCCGGGGCGACTATGACGGCCGGTGCGGACACTTGAGAGGGCAGCGCGGCCGAGAATTGAACCTTGTTCTTAAACTCGGTTTTCAGGGCGTCGGTGAGGGCGTCGATGAAACTAGGCAATCCCGATCCCTTCTGTCAGATAACGGTCGACCCAGGACACGGCCGAGTCGATAGCCCGGCCTATGTCGGGTTCGTTAGCGGTGGGGAAATCGTCGGGTTCGAGCTGCAATCCAACCCGGATAACGTCGTCAGTGTCGACCAGGGTGGACAGGTCGAGACTCCAATGGCGGAACCTCAACCCGTAGAGCAGTTCTTGAATCTCGTAGTCGGGGCGAACGTGCGCCATCCCAAAGTCGGTCATTTCGCCGAACGATCCGAGAGCGGCCTTGGGTAGCAGGTAAACGCGTGTGGCCTTCTGAATGATCGCCTGGGTTATCCGTTCGGTTTCCTCCGACGTGGGAGTGAGAGCGATCGAGCTAGGTGCGAACCATTCGGTATGGCCCGGGGACAGTTCCCACCTAACTCGGATCTGGTTGGTAGCGTCGGTCACGGTCAGCTCATAGACAGTGACGTAGTCGGGGAAGGTCCCGACCCCGTCACCGTCTGACCCGTCTCCGGGTATGTCGAGCACAGTCACCCATCCCCATCGGGTCAGTTCGTCGGCGGTGAAACCGACAACCCCGTCCAGCGGGTATGCGACGACATTGACCGTGACCGTTGCCATCAGCTACCCGGGTCCGTTCCGAACACGACGATTCCGGCAGGAATCCGGGGGACGATGATCGTCCGACCGAGAATCCCAACGTCTCGGCCCATCAGCTCCACGTTGACGGCCTCCACGCGCTCGGGTCCATAGTCGGCAGCCCGGAAGGACTCCCGGTTCGTCAAAATGGCCTGGGTGAGATCCTTCACCCGGAACACTTCGATTCCGCCTGGCAGCATCACCGACTGAGAGGTCAGGCCGGCCGAAGCGTCAGCGTTGGAAGGCCCCATTGTCGACAGTATCCGGCGTCCGTCAGCGTCGACCATTGCGAGAATGGCGATCCACTGGGCGTCGGTCACTCCGAGCAGCGAAGCCGGAGAGTCGGACCCGTCCTCCACATCGATAGCACCGGTCGCCACGTCGGTTATGAACGATTCGTAATCCGACACGTCGAGCGCGGTTCCCGAATAGTCGGCCCCGTCGATACCGGCTTCCACCAGGTCGACGGCCTGAGCTTCGGTCGCCTTCGCATACTGGCCGAGAAGGTCATTCCAGACCAGTTCCAAGGCGTCGGGCTCAGCCGTCCGCATCAGCTCTATCGCCACGTCCACGGCCCCATCAACCCATTCGGCGTTGAAGGGGACACCGTTCACGACCAGCGGGCGAGAGTTGGCGGCTTCCTTCTGACCAGACCGCACGCCTACCTCGGTGTGAGTGGTAACCACTGGCACCAGGGCGTAACCCGACCGGGGCGCGGGGAACGCTCCGAGGCGACTGAACAGTCGCCGGCGCCGGTCCAACACGTTCACCAGTTGAGAGGCGACGTATTCCTGAACCACCAGACCGGAAGCGTCGGTCGACGGTGTGGCCTGGGGGAACTCCCCGACCACGTCGTCAAGCTCGCGGGTCTCGGGCACCATGCCGGCGGTGCGGGTCTGGAACTCGGCGAAGTCGGCCTGCAACTTCTGACGACGCTCGATCGACCCTCGGAAATTGGCGTGCACTTCACCGAGGAACCAGTCGAACGGCTTGGGGCCACCACCAATGACCTTGGGCCTTGGCGCGTCGATCGACGTTTGCAGCTTGTCGAGCTGGCTTGCGAACCCGTCCATGCGGGTTTCTAGGGGAGTGAGATCCACGGGGATCGACTCCGGGGTTTCGATGTCGGGCATTTCTGCCTCCTTTTCTCGTATGGCTAGAACCTTCGCCCCGGCGTATGCGGGGAACGTGACTAGCGACACTTCGGGCATTGACTTGACGCGGGTGTGCGCGCCTTGGGTGGATTGAGCTCCGGGGAAGAATCCCGGCGAGAATGAGTCTGAGACCCCGTCAGCGGCGAGGGTGAGAGCTTCGTTACCGGCGCGGGTCTTGGACACTCGGAACAGGGCGTAGGCACCGTCGGCGCGTTCCTCCAATTCGAGACCCTTGCCGATAGCCTGCTTGTGATGGTCGAGCAGCTTCACCTTGGTTATGTCCACGTCGGCTAGGGCACCAGGCACGAACGATTCGGGGCGTCCCCGAACTTGGATCGTCTCCCCGTAGGGGACTATCCGCCCCCAGACTTCGCGTTTCTCGATGTCTCTGACTTCGACCCCGAGCATCGGGGCGTCGAGCGTGAGTGGTTCGGTCATTGGTTGACTCCTACGCTTTGGCCGTTCATTTGCGGCGGGCGGTGGCCGAGGGTGGCCCCGGCGTCTTTCAGGATCAGGCGGGCTTCCTCAATGGTCAGCACCGATCCGACCCCCATGTAGATCTTCTGGACTATCTCGGCTAGCTCTCGGGGGACAGACTCCCCGGCTCCGAGAGGGGGTAGACCTTCCGCTAGGCGCACTTCGTCGGCGGTGATGAACCCGGCGTCCATAGCGACAGCGGCGGCCTGGTAGCGCGAGGTCAGGTCGGCCCGTAGCAGTTCGGCGGTGTTGAACCGTGCGGTCCTACCTCGGGGGAGAAGTCGCGACCATGCCTGTTCGATCCGGTCCAGATAGGTCGGGGCGACCGTCGAAGTGAGGGTCAGCCGGAACAGCGATTCGGTGGTGGAGTAGGTGAGCGAGTCGCCCGAGGCGACCAGTAGAAACAGACCGTGTAGGCCGAGCATCCGGCCTATCTCCTGGACCGAGAAGTTGCGACTCTCGAGAAATTGGGCGTCGACCGGTGAGAAGGTGAGAGCTTGCCATGTGGCCCCGCCCCCTAACACTCCCGGACGTTTCCGACCCTGGTGGGTTTCCTCCCAAACGTCGAGGATCGCCTGAGCTTCGGGGACGGTCAGCTTGTCGGGAATGTTGAGCGCGCCGGCCGGGGTCGCATCGTCCAACATCAGGTTGGTGGTGAGCGTCTGTTCAGCCTTGGCACCGTCGAGCATTAGACGGCAGGCGGAGATAGGCGAGACCCCGTCGGGGCGTCCCGGCCACCGGTTGAGGGGAATCGGGATGATGTCCCGGCCTGGTTCCATCGGCTTGTCCCGCCACGAATACACCGGGTAGAGACGGTCAGTGTCCCAAGTGCAGGAGACTTCGTCGGGGTTGAGCACTATCAGCGAAGTCGGGTCGCCCATTTCCCGAGTGCGGGGCCACAGGTAGGCGTTGCCTCGGAACAGAAGCGACGACATAACCTGAGACATCGTGTCGTGGTAGGTCTCGTGCGGGTTGGGGGTTTCGACTATCGGAGCGGCCGGGGTGACTGGCCTACCGGCTTCTATTTCCTCCAAGGGCAGCCCGGCGACTATGTCGGTGAGGAATTGGAATCCTCGGTAAACGGCGGGGATCGACGTGTCGGGTTCGGCGGTCGCCTGGGCGACCTTCTTAGCGAACGCAATACCAATATCGGACACCTGTTCTAAGGCGCGTTGTTCCGGCGCGGGGTTCGACCAGCGAACGTCGAGGTTTCCGAGTTTCACTCAATTTTGAGTGTAGCACCAATATTCGGTAGAGAGAATAATTCGGGTGGGGTTACGGGGGTGAGAAGTGGTAAGCACGCTTACCACTCAGAGCACGAACCCTTTGACTTTAGGTCGGATTGCTAGTTCGGCGGCGAGCCCCAAAG